CACATCTCATTCACGAACAGCATAAAGTCGTCGGCGGCTTTCTCTACGCTCAAGCTCTGTTTGTAGACCTCGAACATATCCCACATCTCCTCCGCCAACTCGGGAGGCATGTTCTGGATCGCCGCTTCCATCTGCTCTACGTTCATGCTAACTCGCTAAACTTAATATACACAGGCCGAACACTCCTGTCCTTGCCTTTGATCTTTTTACACACACCCAACTTCACTAAGTTATCAATAACCCTGTGAACGTTACCACGACCCTTATCTCCCGTGATCCTCATAATATCATCATAAGAAGGCCCGTACCCAAACTCCTTCCACCACATATCTATCGCATCAAATACATTTCTCTCTTTAACCGTCATATCCTTCTCCTTACATTGAGCCTCAGTCAACCGCCCAGGCTTTCTCATCAACTCCAACTCCCTCTTCGTAGGCGTATATTTTATCTTCACTTCAAAAACCCATTTTTTTCCTGAATAAAATCAATAACTTACAAGCGCTCTGGTAATATTACCACCCCTACTGGTAGTAGGGTTATTCGATTTTTAAATATATATACCCCCCACCTCATTGCGTTTCGGAAGGTGACGGGGGGGTTTCTGGGAGATCAACACTTTTTGGGGATGGTTGAGTGAGGGGAATAGTATGCGTAGGATCCCCTGCCCTCTCGCTCGCGTCCGCGGGGGGTGGGGGTGCGGTGGGGTCTGCGCTCTCTGAAATTTCCGCCAATAAAGATGCACCGCCCGAGCGTTTAGGCTTGGCCTCGACGTCGATCACCTGCTTGATGCGCTCCAGTAGTTGCGCTTTGATGTCTCCGCTCTTTTGGTGGATGACTGTTGTCTCTTTGCGCTCCATGAAGGCGCCCACATCGTAGAGCTTGCCGATTAGTTCTAAGGCCTTCATGCGCTGAGCGGGAGGGAAATCCTCATCAATGGAGTGCTTGACTAGCTGATGGATTAGGAGGGCCTTCAATTCTCTGGGGGTTCGCTGTTTCTCCGCCTCAATAGCCAACTTGTAGGCCTCTACCTCTTTTGACACTCTTTCATCACGCGCCAGTATGTAAGGCGCTCTATTCAGCGTGTGCTCACTCTTTGCATTGTAGACATCCTTGTACGCTTGGCGCTTACTAACCGCTCCCTCTGCGAGCTTTCTAGCGTATTCTCTCTGCTTATGTGTGAGCGGTTGTTTTGTCCCCAGTAATTGCTCGATGGGTGTCTTATCTAATGTCTCTCTTATTTGGGCTTTCGAGAGTCGAGGAGGAGCTTTCCTCTTTGCGGGCTTTTCTGTATCAAGTGACATTGTGCGTCCTCATAATGGTAACGTTTCCATGAGTATAAACGCAGACACCGCACCTCTGCAACACTCGAGCGCCACAAAACCCCTCAAAAACAGAAATACTCCCTTATAAATCAATAACTTACATGCGTTGGCACGAATCTTGTCTGTTATATATATGTAAGGGTCGAAAATGTTAGCCCTTATTTTCTGCAACTACTGGAGAGCATAAATGAAAGTAACACAGTCACTCATTGAAGATTTTGTAATCAGCGCCCGCAAGAATGACATTCACAACTTGAGCGCCTACTTGCCACGCAACCACAGGTTGATCGCGAACAACACGACAAAGCAAATCCGCAAGCTCAAGGATTATTACGCTTACGGCTATGACACGCTCGGCAACATGATTGCACTTTGCGCTGATGGTTATACAAGACAATTCACGGAGGTTTAAGCCATGACTGAACAACAAGCCTATCAAAACATTGACGAGCTTACGCGTCAACTGCACGCGCTCGAATTGAATCCCTCATCATACATTGGCGGAATCAAGGCCTACATGAGCGGAGTGAGCTTGACCTATACGTTACGCGCTGAGGCCAAAATCAAGGCCATCAAGGACAAGATTGCGCACGCTGAACAATTCATTGAGGAGGTTTAAATCATGAAATTCGACTACACCGAACACAAGATTTGCGGACACTTTATATCCGTCCTGATTAACGACGATCCAACTGGCCTCAGCGATGAGGATTTGGAACAATTCGAACTATGGTATGACATCACCCACACACCATCCAGTCATTATGAGGTAATGGGCGAGGAGGGACATTTTGCATTTTGCGAGGTATGCGACCTCATGGGAGACGTCTACACCGTCCGCCAATACTTCCCCGCCTTTGAGGAGGTTACACAATGATTATCCACTTTCACATGAAAACCGCCTTCGGATGGCAACACGTCCTAGAGCGCGAGCACGATTCGCCCAAGTGGACACCCCCACAACGCGAATGGATCAACGAAATACTTAAACACGGTCACATGTGCTTAACTGTTGGTGACACTATGTATTCAATCAAAAAAGGAGATTAACCATGCAACCACAAGACAAGAAAATCATTTTCAGGATCGCGCAAACCGCGCTCGAGCACGCGCTAAGCTCTGAAATCATCATGGAAGAGCTAGGGCTTTCTCAGGAAGAATGCGACCGCCTATATGCCCTAATGGAAGACGAAACCCACCAACAAACCGCCCGCACCGTCGAGGCTTTTATTAAAACCTTGGAGATTTAACATGGATTTAAAACCACAAATTATTTCAGCGCTTTACACTTTCGTTCACAAGCGCCCTCAGCTTGAATACGGTAATTATGGCGATCCCTCCAGTTATCGCGCGGAGGCGCGCGCCATTATCAAAGACCTACACCATGCCCGCAAATTATTGGCACACGTTGAGCGCTCGGGTATCACCGCTCAAGAGCTAGTCGATGCGAGCTTTCAGGCTTTTTCAGGTCGATTAACCATAATTCCCGCCAACACTTATAGCGATGAAATAAGAATTGACTATTGCGCGGGTCAATACTTCCCCGCCGAATACAGAAAAGCGGTGTGCGCGGTATTGGCGCGGGCATTGTGGAATTATTGGCGCTCGGACGTAAACGACCCTCAACGGATACGCAATACCGCCCGCCTTGTACTTGGCAAGCCGTTGGCAAGGGCCTATTTTAATTGAGCGTAACTGATGATGGGTTGATTACCCGAAACCCGCCCGCGCGGGTCTTACGCAACTACTGGAGAAAACATGGAACACACAGAAAACGACTACATACAAGCGGGCTATAAATTCGAGCGCGGATTTTGGTCATTGGCGCGTTTTGAGCGTATGTTGGAGCGGGAGGCGCCCGCCTTCCGCTCAATTGCTATTACTTTGTTCAATCGTGGAAGACTGGAGGCGCGCTCATGAAATACTTAATTTTTAACATCAAAGGCCAATTTTTAGCCGAATTCGAGACCTATTGGAAAGCGCAAGAGGAGGCCATGCAGTACATAGCGCGCTCTGGTTACTTCGCCTATGTCAAACCCTCGGACACGCTCGACAAGGCCGAGGCGGGCAGTTATGGCGAATATTTGGACGCATTGGAGGCTTAACCATGAAAGTAAAAGATTTAATCCTAGAACTTAAAAACGTTGACCAAGAGGCCGAGGTTTTTATTTGGGACGATGGGACGCGCAAGCCAATTGCAGACTGGCAACCAGTTGACGAGTGGGGAGTGCATTTTGTGGATTTAAACGTGAATCAGGAGGCTTAAAAAATGGATTTTTTCGAATACTGCAAGAGTTTTTACTCGATTAAAAAGGGCATTTATCCGATAGCAACCGACCGCGAAATCGAGCGGGCCATTAAATTGAGAATGAAGGACAAATCCCTACCATTCGAGGGCGATAGCGTTGACCGCGAGCGGGTGCGCGAGATTATCGAATCATTTCAAGGGGTAAATCATGCAAGCTGACAAGATAACGATGAGCAGAGACATGTTAGACGATGGGTCGATGGTGATTAACTTTGACGTAATTGATGAGCATGAAGACTTGATTGCAAGTAATGGTTATGTAATCGCGCGACAAGATGATGAAGATCAATGCTTTTATGTGACGATTTTCAACCATGAAGGAGATGTGATTTCAGAAACAAGTATTCCATTCACAAGCACAACTGATGAGCCCTGACTGGGCGAAACGCGCGGGAGCGCGTCTTGTGCAACTAACTGGAGTAAACGATGCCAAACTGGTGCGATAACGACCTTGTATTAACCCATAAAGACCCCGCCATGATAAAGCGGGCACAAGAGGCTTTAGAAAAGGGACAGCTATTCAATGAATTTATACCAATGCCAAAGGCTTTAAAACCCTTGGGCATTAAGTTAATGATTGAGAATGGCGATTACTTTTCAGAGTTGAATAACTTTATGGAAACTTTAAACATCAAATATTATGGTGTTAAATCATGGTACGAATGGTGTTTAAAAAACTGGGGAACAAAGTGGGACATTGGAGAAAATTCTCACATTACCCTGATAGATGAAAACAATTTAAAAGTTAACTTTTCGACCGCATGGTCACCGCCAACTGATTTTTACGAAAAATTAACCGAATTTGGTTTCAATGTTCTAGCTTATTACTATGAATCGGGCATGAACTTTTGCGGTGTTTTTGAAAGCATAGACGGCGAAATGCTACAAGATGAAACAATAAACATCGAAGGCGATGCGTCTTGGGTTGAGGCCAACGTGCCTTATGAAATCAATCATGCGTTTGCAATCAGCGAAAACATGGACTACGAAGACGAAGAAAGCACAACTGATGAGTCTTAAATAGACGAAACCCCGAAAGGGGTCTTGTGCAACTACATAGCAAGAGGCTAAAAAATGGAACTATTACCAATTGAGCAAGCGTTTTACAACCTTTACACAAACCGCATATCACAATGTCCTGACGATATTGTGATGCAGTTTATCCGCTTGGAGACCGAAATTAACCCAAACTGGGACGAATTTCCGAGTGAGTATTACTCGCACCTAAAAGATACATCTATCGCGTTTTATGCGGGCTTTGAGCTTGGGAGGGCAAACAATGGATAACATTCAACGCGCTGTTGAGCTTGTTTGGTACGCATACAAGCAAGAAATCACAAAAGAGGGTGATTGGTGGTTTAACTTAGATGAGCACACGCTCAACTTTTTTGACCAAGAAAACGATGGGCTGATGACTGTATCAGTCTACGACGCGCCCAACAATCAAACCAACTACGACAAAGTGAATTTTTCAATGTATTTTCAATATGAGGTGGCAAATGACTGCAAAAGAAGCGTATGAAATATTAGATCGCGAAGGGATAGATTTCGATGTCATTGAGATATTCGAAGGCTTTCGCGTAATTCACATCAATGTAGATGAAGAACAAGAGGAGAACACAAATGGATAGAGAAATTGTATCTTATGCCGTCCAAATTACTTGGAACGATGGGGCAACTGAAATTAGAAATGATTTCCCGCCTATTTCCTACATTAACGAATGGTTAGACGAAATTGAATTGGAAGAAAACAAAGCATACAACATGATTGGAATTGATGATGAATAAATGGATTGTAATTAACGGCAACCCTCTTGATGGGTTTACATATCATGGGCCATTTTCGAGCGCACAAGAGGCGAACGAATATGGTCACGATCATTTTGACGAATCAGGGTTTTTTATTACACAACTGGAGAAGGAGCAAAGCGAATGAAATACTACATTCAAGAAACAATAACGCGCGAATATTTGATCCATGCCGACTCGATGGAGGACGCTATCGCGCAAGCCCATGAAATAGATGAAACATGGGACTATGACGAGACGGGACACGGATTCACATACATCATTGAAGATGAAACTGGAAAGGATATGGTGCTATGAACACTTATCGAATTTACTCAAGTCAAAAACTTTTTTATGTCACAAAAATTGAAGCAGATTCTGAACAAGAGGCATTTGAAAAATTTTGGGATGCTGATTTGGATGATGTAGACGAATATGGAGTGATCGAAATTGACAACATAGATTTAATTGAAAAAGGAGAGTCAAAATGAAGACATACAAAGTACAAGCAAGTTATGTGGTTTATCTTGAGGCCGAGATGGAGCTGGAGAACGACGAAGACCCTTGGTATCATGCAAAACGCATGGATGGCGGAGACTTCAGTAGGCTTGACGATTACAACTGGAGCGTTGATAGCGTCGAACTGATTGAGGAGACTCCTGATGATGAATGAATTCGACGAGGCTTTTATTCACTCTTACACGAACAACGTGGGCAACTGCCCGCGTAACGTCATAGAATGCTTTTTAACCGATCCTGATGGCGATTTTCACCATGTATACAAAGATCATTACTCGAGGCTTTCCGATGCTTACAATATTTGGAAAGACGCAATTTATTTTGGGAGATCAGTAGAATGAAAGTAAGAATGAGAGACGATTTAGCCCTCAGAGGCGATCTTGTGCCCGCTTATGAGGGTGTTGTCTATCCCGATGAAGGGGTGGAGGTTCAATATTTAACCGCGTGCGACTTGGATGGCGCAATATGCTTACCCGATGAGAATGAGGACGAATACAACTTTAATCGAATCAAGCTCAAGACTGGTAACGTGTTATACATGAGAGGCATTGACTTAGATTGGAACTAACACGATGCGAACAACTGGGGGTTTGCCAGTCGATCAACTGTGCAAACTGCCCACGCAAATTGGTAATATTACCACTTACACGAAACTTACAGAAGTGGCGCGAGGCTCTTTCCCGCCTGATACGTCCCAACCCTTAACTCGTAATCATTGAAGTCCAATCCCGCCTCTGATGCTACCCAGTAGCAAGAGGCTATTTTTTTGGCTGTCGCTACACCAACAGGGTCATTGTCCGCCACCACAAACGGATTGTCCAAACCCTTTGCGATCTCGAGCATATTACTGGCTGAGAAACAGATGTGGATTTTGTACCGCACCTTCATTTCTTTCAGGGCTCTGCGAACCGATAGCCCAGTCGCATACCCTTCAACCAATATATCTCGGCCTTTATTGTCGATCACGAGGCTTGCGCCCTTTGTGATCTGCCCCGATAGAAATTTCTTTTGGCCCTCTGCGTCGATCATTTGGAGGCCAACGAGCGCTTTACCCACCCGCATTGGAACTATTAACAGGCCTTTCCACACATAACCCTTATCGAGAAACCCTTTGCGGTCGAGATATGGATGCCGATCAGGGACGGCTTGTTTGAGGATATAGGAGGCTTTCTTTTTGGCCTCCTCCTGACGCTTGATCCGCTCCTCATCGAGCCTTTTGATCTTTGCAAAGTCGATCACTTGAGGCTTGGCTGACTTGTATATCGCGTGTTTATCCATCGTTGCAAAGTTAATAACCGCGCCTCCATGCCCATCGAAAACGTACGCGCCGTTCTTTTTGGTGGGTTTATCAAGGGTAGAAACGCGTGTCCATCTGTCCATTGTGAGGCTATCAATGATTAGCCCATGCTCGTAAGCAAAGTCTTCGAACCTCATACTCGTTGCATTTTCGCCCATGCTATTTGCCTCGATCTAATCCAGTTAACAGTTTTTTGTGTTGTCATGGCGGGCTCGTTCCTCAAACCACGCGGAAAAGCACCAAACTTTTCTTTGTATTTGTGAGCCGCCCACCCCTCTTTGTATCCTCTAACCCGCGCATAATGCAGTAATTCAGAGTAAAACGCCTGATTAACCGCGGTCATGTCCTTGGCTCCAGTCAATTCCTGGAGCTCACCAGGTACGCTTGACACGCCTCTAATCGGTTTCTCATGCCCGCAAACCACGCAAGTTGACGAGCCCGCAACCCAAAGCGCGAAACACTTTGGACACTTTGAGTCTTTCTTTTCTTTCTCAGTCGGCTCTTTCTTTGCCTTCTCTGCTGACCCCTCCTCCAGCTCCGTCACGCCTTCCGTGAACAGCTTGTCCCAATCCGACCTGAACCGCAGATAATTACCAGAGTGATCCAGCCAAACGCCGTACTCTTTGCCCTTAAACGGACGCATAACACGCCCCATCTGCTGAACGTGAGAGCTGAACGACTTTGAGAACGGCCTTGCAGACACGCCTATCATCACGTCTGGGACGTCGAATCCTCTTGTCAATATGTCGGTGGCTATGAGGCCATGAATCGCAGTATCAGGGCGCGCAAAGTCTTCGATTACTTCTCTTTTGTAATCGTCATCCTCAAGGTAAGAAATGGATTTAAAGTTATATCCTTGAGCCTCAAACTGCTTTTCAAGGTCTCTGCCATGCGCTACACCTGAGCAGAACACAACGGTCTTACGCGGACCGCCAAAAATATCGTGCGTCTTCTTGATCCACTCCGTGACAATATCCCCTGTGATCTTCATGCCCCGCTCGGATACCTCATCAGCCGACCATTCACCTGCGACTTTCTTCGCGCCTGTCATGTCGATTTCTTTTGCGATGAATATCTTGAGTTGGGTGAGCCATCCTTTGTTGATAAGCTCGCCTGTTGAGCTTGCCCCCACAACGTGCGTATAAACGTCTCCAAGCCCCGCTGTGAATGGGGTGGCGGTAAGGCCTACAACTCTCAGGTTTGGATTGTCTTGAATGAATTTAACCACGCTCCTGCGCTGAACGTGACATTCATCAATGATGATGTAATCCAAGTTGGGAAACTCGGCGCGTTTCTCGAGGGTTTGTGCAGAGCAAACTTGAATGCGCTCGTAAGGGCGGTAGCGCCAGTGGTCGGACTGCATGACGCCGTGTTGTATCTGGTAGCGGGCTAGGCGCGTACTGGTCTGGTTGACTAGCACGATCCTATCCATCACCATCGCAACGCGTTTGCCACTCTTTGCAATCTCTTGCATAAAGTGGATGGCCACTTCAGTTTTACCAAATCCTGTTGGAGCATAGAGCAGTTGCGCTCTGTGTCCATCAAGAAAGCCTTCGTTGATTTTTTGAACCACCTCAACTTGGTGGGGTCTCAATGACAGTTCCATGTTTCTCCTAGTGGGATACCGCCCACCTTCGGGTTAGTTGCTTTTGAGTTTCTTTTCTGTCTTCTCTGCTCTGCGTTTCCAGTATTGCACTTGGTTGATCGCATCCGAGGCTTTTTGTTGGTAATCGTTACGGCTGATTGTCATTGCATCAAGCTCAGCTTGTAAGCGTTCGACTTCTGCGCGCAAGGACTCTATTGTTTCCTCGACCGATATTTTATCTTCTTCACTTACATCAAGCTGACCAACTGCGATTTTGTCGCGCAATTGTAGATTTTCTTTTTGTAAAGCCTTGTTCTCTACTGCAAGCTCGTGCAATTTATCGTCAACGTATTCAACAAACTCTTCGACATCAGCCTCTGGTACTTTTACCAATTTGGGTTTGTCTTTGATTCCTTTCTTAAGATCAAGCTCTTTCTTGATTCGACCAACAAGGACGTGAGAGACGTTGCAAATGCGCGCTATCTCTCTGTCTTTGAGATCGCACATCTCGATGTCTTCTAGGCAGGTCATAACGCTCTTGCGCTTGTCTTCGTTCGTGCGAGGCAGGCCGTGATCGTGATTGGCTCCGAGCGAATAAATCTTAGCGTCCCGCTTTGTGCCCTTTGTGATGTCGCATTCAATCTCATTGATCTTTGCACGCTTGTGAGCAAAGTATCTGTGAAAGCCGTCTGCCAACCACCAGTCTACGCCATCGTAAAACAACTTGATCGCAGGCATCTTAACGCCGTCAAGCAAGACCTCTGTGTAATCCTGAACTGTCTTCTCGTGTATTGCTGTGCGCGATTGTGTATCGCCGTCTATCCTGATTTTTTCAATGTTGATTTTCATAATTCTTTTTTCCAATTTGGATTACTATAAACTAAAACTGGTGTGTCTATTCCTATATATAACCCTTCAATGTTGTACAAAAAAAATTCCATTGCTTCATGTTGATCCATGTTGTCTCGCAAGTGGAGAATTTCCAACATGGCATCAACGCTATAAACCAAAACTTCAACAGTTGTTTCGTCGCGACAAATGTTGGCGGTCCCAATAACGCATTCATCAAATCCATCTAATTGCTTCATTTCTTCATGTTCCTAATGTAGATTGCAAATGATGCAATCGTGTCTTCGCCAAAGCCTTTGAACTTCTCAATCTCTTGCGCAACTTCTTCAAGCACTTCGTTGCGCTTGTAGTTTTCATATGCAACATCAAACGCTTTACTGGCCAGCTTCAGCTCATCCCGCAATGCCTGTTGTGTTTCAATGATTCTTTGTTGCTCAAGCTCAATACGCTCGAACTCTTCGTCTTCAGGTGTCTTCATGTATTGCGCTCCTTAAGTTCTTTTTTCAACAACTTATCGTATTCATGGAATATGACGGCACATTTCAAGTAATTTTCCCAGTCCTCAAACATTTCAAACCAACCCATCATTGTTCTCAAATGGTACCGACCGGCAGACAATCGCAATATTAGTTCTTTGCGCTTCATGTATTGCGTTCCTTCAGCTTGGCTTGAATGTATTGGATAAGTTTGGAAGTCGGTATGCGACCACTACCTTCTTCTTTGAACTCTACCCAACGCTCAACTTCATCACAATCCTCATCAGTCAGCCCTACCCATTCTTGTTTTGTATAAAGCGGTATGACTGGCTGCTCCCAATCTTTTGCCATCTCTTCATGGGCAGTCAACACCACTTGCCACTCAAGCCCCTTTTGGGGAACGAGTTCTTTCATCCATGCTATTGGTTTTCTCATGTGTTCTTCTCCTTTAGTTGATTTAACGCCCAATCAAGCCATTCTTTTGCGTCCATTTCGTAATAGCCAACAGGCCC